CGCGTTACAAACCTGCCATGACCACCGCCAGCCCCCTCCGGGCTGCGCAATGGCGATGGTCAATTGTGTCTTGCAATGACACTTGACAGGCGCTCTATATGAATATCAAACCTTGAAAAAAACTCTTTCTACGAAACAGTACACTTACCTCGACAGGTAAGCGAACTGCTCTAAGAGCAAAAATTCCAGTATTGAAAATTCGAGCAGTCCCGAAGGACTTACCTGTCACGACCCTGAAGCCGCCTACGCGGTTGGACGTAGTATTCTTACAAACAAGCCTGTTTGCAAGCGTATGCTTTATGGGACGTCACTCCCAAGGGCTAGGCCCAGTTTATGCTGACGTAGTAATTAGAGGCGGGTCAAAGTAAAAGACTCTAGGTGCATTCACATACCAGGATAGATTAAAATCTTCCCCGGCAGCGACATATTGAAAAACTTCAAAGTCGCCGTGAGTTTGCCTATTTCCGTCAAATACCTCGACATAGTGCTTCTGATCACCAAAGGTTGCCGTATCTATAGTAGATGCGTCGGAAAACTTCTTGTTAGTGTAATATGGAAGTTCAACCTCTACTCCGAGACCATTTCCAGTGGTTAGTGCACCACCTTGCCACAAATTGCGGCTCGTTGCACTATACGGTGCATGGTCATTAGACGTGGGAGTGTCTAGGACGCTCTCCGAAGTGCCTATATTGTCATCAAACCATTCGTCTCCTCGGGAGACAACCATTTTGGTGTGATGTACATCTGAGTACTCGCCTAACATATATTTATAGCGGATGCCTCCGCGTCGTGCTGCAAAAGCTGGTGTTAACCAGTTCATTAGCGTGCCCGGTATGGGATTGAAGTTTACAGCATTTAAGCCTCCACCTCGTGCCACTTGGTACATACCATTTGTATCTGCTCTTCCTCTATACATTGGAAAATTGGGCAAGCAAATTTGGTATTTTGTACTCCGACCTGTTTTAGTGTCATCGTACGATCGTGCAAAGACATTTGCCAAGTTGTACCTCTTAAGCATGTCTCGGAAAGATACGAATTTCTCTCCAAAATACACGAGTGCGAGTGCGTCCGTTTGTGTTGGTTGGCCAATGGCCTCTAGCATCTCGCTTCCATCATGTCCCGGTTGGGACTCACGAGCAGTCTTTGCGTTATTAAGCAATCCAGACTGTGACCACGCGCCATTCACTTCTAAAGTCGAATAGCCTGGTACATCCCCGCCAAAACCCCAGTTATCCAGGGCATGACTATCGAGGCCTGCAACCTCATAATCTTCCGCACCACTCAGGTACACGTTGATTCTGACATAATTGGTTTGATCTTCGTCGGGACCAGTGAGTTCATTAAGAACAAATACCCGAAGAGCACCATTCATGTTTTCATCTACGTAGCCGGAACTTCCGGAGAAATCCCCCATGTACCCGCCACCCAAAGAGTGGTCGACTTGCTGCCAGCTTTTATCCTGCATCCAGTATACTGGAAGAGTAAAATCCTTAGTTTCCTCCAAATCTAAAATTCGACAATAAGTACTATTAAGATCAGGAAACGAGTCATTACTAAATCCTTTCGGATCATAAACAACAAGCAGTCTTCCTCTGTGTAAATCAGAGGCCATAATCTGAAACCTATAAATTAGACCTCCCCTCCAATACTTGAAAGGGATTGAGGCGTGTGTCAATGGAGTGAAGAAATATTCATATCCATATTCAGTAGACACATCCCTTCGCATCAATGAGATTGGTGTAGCGAAGATGGTCTGTAATTTTGTTTCCTCGGCGTCTCTCATCTGCCAATCGAATTGACCTATCAATGACGACTTACTTGTTAAGGCTTTAATTGTCATCTCATCATTAAGGCTTGCGCCGGTAATATTGTGATCAATTGTAAGTTCCTGTTTCGGATCAAAAGTCAACTTTTCAGTTGCCTCTTCTATGGAAGAATTCGCAAGGATTCCCATTTCCAAGGGTTTATATCTCCTAACAGGTTCTAGATTGACTGGTCGACTAAAACCAAACAATTGTGCAAGATTACCAATCCCTGAAGCGATCATCTGCGTAGCCGTAGCATACGGAGCGATTTGGGGAATGATTTTAAGTTTTCCTGCGAAACTTGCGATAGCGGACGCGGGTTTCGAAATAATACCTTTGCCATATTCGTCTTTTGCACCATCGAGTTTACCACTCTGTGAGAAAATTCCCATTGACGTAGGTGCCGCCAATTGGACATTAGACATCCATGCCACAACAGTAATGTTGATTTGGCTAGCGTCTGTTGATCCAAGGACACGTTGGAGAGGGGCCAAAGATATCATATCAATGGCACCCATATCTACTGCATCACTCCCCCGAGTAAGATCGAGGTAGTTCTTGTGGTGGAAGAAAGGTAACTTCATCTCCCCTCCCTGGCTAGTAGTTGGATTAAGACATAAATGTTGTCTCTGGCTCAAGAGTACGCATCGATCGAAATAATCGTTAGTTGCTGTACCCAAGAAGTCATAGCCTGTACCTTGCGGTTTATATCCTACTAATATACTTCCGTAGTAAAATGGTCCTCCATTCACCATGAACTTCACATGAAGATCTCCACTAAGTAGTGAATATCCTTTCAATTTGTCCTTCACAATGGTATTGTCTAAAAAGTCAAACCAAGGGTTGAACTGTACATCTAAGTAAGAACCATTTGCCAAAATATGAGTGGCTAGTCGCACTGGGCGACTAAGCCAATCTCCTAGCGCCGCACCCTTCGTGCCGGCCTGGAGCCTAGTTGAATCGATTTTGGAATCGATAGATACATGAACTTGATCTACATCTGTTTGAAATTCAACTGTTTGCTCTACATCAGTCTCTGCTGTTGTAGTCGCACCTTCTGTCCTCAGCTCTCCGGACTGGGATTCCGCATTAGCTGCTTCTAATTCTGCCACTGCTTCTCTGATACGCCTTGCGCGCCACTCTTTATAGTACTTAGTACCACAGGTGTATTTACGCAATCTATCATTCCAGTTGGCTCTAACTATCCTATCTGGCTCTTCCAGCACAGATTTGTAGAAGGATTTGATGTAGCTGAGATACGTCGTGAAACGTACATCTACATTCACATCGTCAGGCACTTCAAGTGCAGAACGAGCGGTGAATGCCCCCGTTAGACCGACAGTGCGTTCTAACGTCCCTGACTGTGAGACAGCTACAACATCATGGTGGGTAATGTCCAGTTCTACCGAACCATTCCTACTCTGACGAATGTGCACGTCAGGTGTCCTCTCTACGTGGGTTGATCGAGGCTCTCCCCCACACATTGCCGTTTTAAGACATGGCAACAACGTGTCTTTGATAATTGTAAGAGTATTACCAATCCTTTCCTATGTTTAACGTCTTTAAAGCTACGGATTAATCACTTTCAGACGGAAAATTTTGTAATATAACCAAGTATAAAGCATTCTACTAGTACACAAAACGACAAAAATACTATGCATATGTAATCAATATAAATGGGTCCCAATTCCCGTAGGTTTCGCCAGAGAGATGTGGCGCGACAAGTTTCACGACTTTCGGGGTCGGATAGAATTTATAGAAGCGATTTAAACAGCTTCTTCATTGGTTTCGACACCGTACTATCTACTCGGTATTCATTGTGTGTATAGGCTACAGCTCGCACTATTGCAACTCCGAGCCATGACTTTTGTTTCATTACACTTCGGAGAATAGTTCTCTGTCTGTGAGCTTGCTCCATAGCCGCATTCAAGCCACCTTTTGCTTTGAATTCAACACACCAAACCTCTTGCCCATATTGAGCAATAATGTCACCGTAAACCTCTCCATCTAAGGAGTATTCCCGGGCGCGGATAACAATACCCGCTTTTTCTGCCTTAGCCACCCATGCGTCAATGATTGCAGACTCGTCAGAACTAGGTTCTTCCTTCTGGTCATATTTGTATGGTAGTAGTCCCGACTGACTACTGGCTTTTACCAGGTTATACTTGTCTAGCCATTCCACTTCACGTTCGTCGAACGTTTTGTAGAAGCTAGGGGCAACAAGGTGTTCCCACTTGTGATCTGCAACAACTGCCTTTAGTTGCTCATGACGCATATCAAAGTGTTCGCGACCGTGAAACCAAAGTTCACGCATCGCTCCATCCAAACATTGTCTCGCGATTGCTTCGCGAGTTGTATGCTTTGAAGCCATATTACAGTGTAGACTCTTGAAGATCGAATCCTCAGAGAGTTTTGCAAGAAACATACCCTTCTCGCCTGTAGTTGGGTCTGAATACTCCTCACGGAATTCAGTGGCACGCTTAAGGAAATCAGCATCTCGAAGATGAATGAAAGGCACTGATTCGGCATCCTTATCTGCCATGGTGTACTCGATTCCTTGACCATTGTAAATCTTCTGCATCTCAGTGTGATTGTAGCGAGGGACCTCTGGAGAGACTCCCATCTCATTATCATCACCATATGTCATTAAAGCCACATAATCTGAGAAGCGATTGGACTTAAGAGAACCAATCGGATAGAGAGTGTAAAAAACACATCTCTGGTATAAAGAATTGACGATAGAATTGATGTAAACAGTCAGGTTCTGTCCCGAGGGATTAGAACCAAGTAGTTCAACCAAATCCCCATTCACACACATAACGGGGTGGATTACGTCAGCTACAACACTTTCCATAATCTTGATATCATCATCAGAGTAGTCTGCATGTTTGGCAAGCTCAATCATAATTGAAAATGCCCACATCGTCATCGTTGCAGACATGTGTTGGTCATAGGCTTTAAAATCACCTGCGACAATTCGCTCCTGTCCGAAGCGGGACAAGTGCTTCATCAGTTTGTTCCATTGAGGACCTTGAGAATTGATCCCCACTGCACACTCACTCGTGACCGGGTGATTAGACATGCAGGACGCAATAGGCAAAAAATATTGCCTAATGATGCATTGTAGAGTCAATGGCGCGCACTGAAATACGCGGACCTTCTTCTTTGAGAGCTTCGTGGGCTCATCCTTCGTCGCTGCTTTAAAAACAGGATAATATCTGAGACCTCTCAAATAGACTTGTCTGGCTTGACGCCAGTCTTCCATATATTCCTCCTTAAAGGTTTTAGGATCAGCATGCCCTGGATATTCATCTGGATCAAGATGAATGATAATGTCTTCCTTCGTTCCGGATTCTGGGAATCCTTTCGCAGTGGACATTTTCATGCTGTCGACATACTTAGATAACCCTTCGTCACCATCAGTCTTGTCGATTCCGCCAATAGTTTGCTTTTCGGTGAGGACTTTACGCCTCTTCAAATCGCGCATAAATGCAGGATTGGCTAACATATCATTAAGATAATCTTTGATTGCAATCTCTCCGATCTCAACGGGAAATTCTTGGTTAGCTTTCCCTACGCCCTGAAGATATTTATTGAACGGTTCCTGCTTGGGAATTTTGTCGTCACCTTTACGACAGTTCGCAGGTTTTCCATGCTGTCTGGAGACGCCACAGTGTGATGCTACACTGTCCGAAATTGGACTTACTACCACCTGGCTTTTAGGCCTGGTTACAAACTTGGGGCATCTACCGAGGTAATCAATCTCTGCGTCTTTCAAGTAGTTGATAGTTGATTGGGGAGCTGCTTTACTTTCAGGTGTAAAATCAATTCCATACTTTGAAAAGGGCATATCACCCATATTCGCCGTCAATCGAGTGGCTGGATTTGCATGAAATTCAGCATAGACCTGTAAAAGGTCTTCTTGAGTCAAAGATGATAAAAAACCGGTGTGACCCTTACCGGCCAGATGGAATCCAACTATTGAACTTCCACAATTGACATCTGTGAAATGAACTTTCATACAATCTCCTCCTGCAGTCTCCTTATCGTAGACTACTGCATTGGAGTCATTGAAAGATGTTTTGTCCGTATTCACAGTCTTGACAATGCCAGCACGCCTGCACTGTCCCTCAAGCATATCTCCTCGCGAATTTCTTCCAACCCATTTGGTATCGAAAGAATCTTGAGGTAGCTCTTTGGGAAACAAGTGCGTTACGTCTTGCTTGGTCTGGTAGCCTGCATGATAAACTGCGGCTATATCCTTACCTTCGAAATATTTAATGCGCCCTTGCGTCATCTCGAAGCTCTTATTACCGGAAGAGAGTTCGTTTTCTGGATCCTTAATAAGTTTCAAGAAAATCTCTTCTTTGCCCCTCACTTCATGAGCAGGCACCAACAAAATTTGGCTTCTCGGGAAAAATCCTGATGACCATGTTTTGTTATCGTAGTGGCAAGTGATAGTATTCTTGCGAACTACGTTTTCGACCTGATCAGGACTCATAGTATCCGTGATCTCATCACGCTTAGGCAATGGGCGCGCCTTCGCTTGAAGCCAGACATTTTCTTCTTCATGTCCAAGATCGATTGCTCCTCCGTGTGACAATCTTCCGAATTCTCGGACCGTCACCAAAATGCTTTTAAAAATCTTGTAGGAGACATAAACGCCTCCTACTGTAAGCATAACCTGAATTGAGGTTCCAACTGCTTTACGCATAGTGCGTGCCGCAATCTGCCGCTTAATACCTCGTTCTTCCATCATTCGCTTCATAAGAAATTTCTTCCGGAGCAATAGGGCAATGTAAACATAACCCAAGAGAGCGAATCCATACCGAGCCGTATAGTTCTGGCCAGTGACAAATTTAGTCACGCCAACCAATATACACCATAAGCCGGTTACAAAAGCAGCTAGTTGAGGATAATATTCCTCATCATGCTTGAACATATAAATCCAAGCGAAGCGGGATGTTTCTACCCAGGAGTCCGGAACCAAATCCGTTAACTCCCACGGAATGAATCTGAGGTTATCCACCTCGTTGATCGCATCCGTAACGTTGTCACACCAGTTCTGAGCATAGAATTTGACTGCACTCGTATAGTAACGAACTGGATCCATAATGTCATCATATAACATTCTGGCACGCCAATAACGCATGTTATCTGCGTGGATCCAACGATAGACCAAACCATATAAGAAGCCAGCGATAAACTGGAAGAAGCAGGCTCGTACATAATTGTAGAGCCAACGTCTAATTCCTGTATATGGATTGCTGAAGAAGCCAGCATGAGAATCAGCGTCGGCAACATGCCTAGGGTCTAAACGTCCCATAGCTATGTCCTCTTCACGCATAAGAGCTGCATTACGATCAGCATCCTCAGCCTGCAGACGTGCACGACGTCTCTCTTCTTCTGGAATTTCCGGATCTGTGCAAGGTTGACACATTACCGCAGGTTTCTTAATACCTGGGTTACAAATAGAACAAATTGCTGAATGCACTCGATGCTCACACAATTCATTTTGACCAATTTTAGTATTGGATTCGACCACACTAGACTGCGCCTTAAAATGCGACTTAAGCTGTTGGTACAGGAGAATTTGTAATTCCTCCATATCTAATCCCTCTGAACACTTCTCACTCCCGTCTGGAAGCTTAAACCTAAATGGAACATTCATGTAACCTAATGTTTCCTGAGAGTTCGTCTGTTTCTGAACGACATCATTGTATTCATAATGATATACATTGAAGCGCCAGGCATTTGGGATTATAGCATCTTCTCGCGCGAGCTTACCACCATCTAGAAAAATTCCATCTTCCTTCTGGTAGTCCGGAGCTACGTGCGGCTCTATATGTACGTTAAAGCGGCGAAGAACTGAGATCGGTTCAATGGAATATTGATCCGCCTGAAGATTTTTAATGTTAGTAGACGCACCTACCAACCAAGGTTCCTTCTGAATAACTCCTTTCTCATGGACATCAGCTTTTAAAGCTGTGCTTTTAATGTTATTCACATATCGAATCACGGCATCCAAAGGACTCTGTCTTGATACCTCACACTTCTCATTTGCCAAATCATCAAAAAGTACTGCTAAGGAGTACGATTTGTAATCGGAATCAAATTTATCGTTTGCATTTTGCGAACAAATCATGCGAGGATCGACTTTGAACTTCTTGTTGTCTGGATTCTTAATGTAAGCGGTCGCCTTCAAACAATAGTCTGTTACAGTAGACATAATGGAAGACTTTCCAATCGAAGATTTTCCGTAAACGCAAAATGCGAATGGTGCCTCTCTCAATCCACCAGATCTCTCTTGAGATTTGAATTGAGCTTGGATTTGAGTTAACTTTTCGAGTGTCTTTGCATGAAATCTGCGAGAGAAATCATCAGTGGACTGTTCTACCAAGCTAGTCGTAGCCATAAATAAGGTATCCAATGCGTTTGCAAAATGCGGTACGCTAACAAAAGGGGTATCCTTGTAATTTCCTGCTTTCACAGCCTCCCAGTTACCTAGGAGTTCTGCTAAGTCTTTCTCATAAGCGGCGCATTTCTCATCACTCATGAACAATGGGGCAAAGGATCGTTGTTGAAAACAAGTATGTCCTTTCTCGACTAGGAATGTCAAGATATTCACAATCGCTTCAAAGAAGTCAAAAATTGTACTTCTATCACGTGTGAATTGCTCCAAAACAAATGAAAGGTTAAAGTTTGTCAGGTACAAGTCTCTCTTCCCTCGCACCAAACCACATGCCATAGCTGTTGTAATAACTGCTATGATCCTACGTGATAACTCATTATCACGTAATAACCTAAGATTTCTGAGTCCTTCCAAAGACTCCAAAAATCCGGCTTGAGACTGTGGTTGCACAGTCAATGCCAAATTGGCAATATCAACTGTACTATCTCCAAATATTACTTCACCGATAACGTCAAACTTATCATCCGGGCATAAACCTAGAAGATATTGTCCTGTTGCATAAGCATACGACTCCCATGAGTCCGCAGCTTGAATGGCTTTGTAATACATAATTGACTTCAAAACAATAGCTGTAATGTTATCGGGCAGTTCCCATTGATCTAAAATAGTTCTAATAGAGCTAATTAGACCATCAGTTATCATTCCGCTCTGTGAATCTACATCACGAATGACCTTCTCCAATTTCTGCTTTTCCTCCTTTCCAATCTTCCTAAGTCCTTTAGACTTCTCAATCTTACGCGCATTTTTGCGCTTATTGTACTTGCTTTGACACAAGGATTTGTATGAAATATCGTATTCGGTATTAACCAAATTGGTGAGTTCTGCGTTGTTTCCCCTGATACTAACTTCATTGCTGTTTGATGCTTAGCGGCCTATTAAGCCAAAAAGCGCCAGATCTTGTACTATGCCCCATTACGGGACACTAAACTTTGACTAGTCAGTCATTCTCTCAAGCCTTTGAGAATGGTCGGTAGTCCTGGGACCTGATATGTAAATCGTCCGTACAAAGCACGTGGGCTAAGACGATAGAATCATAAAAGGCTGGCTTTTCATATAACAAGACATTTCACAGTTACGTCTAACCACTAAATAAATAGTGTATTACTGCTCCATGCCGTACATCACACTCCTCCCTTGCTAATAGGTCGGAAGATCCAAAGCGCTTTACACGCCGGGGTAGGATCTAAGTTCTGTAACTGATAAGAAATACTTGAAATAATCAAGCGCCCAGTCTCCTGAATTACACAGAAGATCAACAATTATGTTGTCTCATCCATTGTGAGAGTCGTCTCACTATGGAATAATTTCCTAGTTTACGTATAGGTTTCGACACGTCACTTTTGCCAATTTGGCGAAGTGTGAAAACTTCTGGTGTACATTTAAGATATGCACATCTCTTGGTGTTGATTACACCGATTAAATCTTAGTGCGTTTAAACTATGATTAGTATATACTCTCTCTTTAGAGTATAGCTCTGTGTATGGTTGTTTACCATGGCTCAATAAGTTGTCCTAATAAATATCATACAAAAGATTCTTTCGCTTGATAACGAAAGCGTAGTAGGTTCAATCCAAATTTACAAAGTAAAATACTACAGATTAAAAATCAATCTAATGAATCAAAATAAAATTCTTTCCTATATTGCGGGTAGCGGGGTCAAAAGAGAAACCGCCTTTACGCTTACCTACTAAGAGGTATCCATCACTCCATACGATGGCTTTTTAGTCCTTGACCAATCATTCCATAAAAGAAAACGGTATTCCTGTGTCTGGAAAAACACAGTACTTCCAGTGTCATAAATAAAGCTTCATTAACTAAAGCATATAGGAGTTCGTACATCCTTCGCGGATGCTGTCCCTCAACGACTTGCCAGTGCAAGCCCACCAGACTTCGTAAAGTCTCTATATACTGGGTTAATTTACCACTGATCTACATCCACATAAAGTTTGCAATAGCTATTAAGCT